ACATCAAACTCCTTGGACAATACATTAGAAAGTTTGTTGGGGATAAATTGGAACTCTATGGAACCTAATAAAGAACTAGAAAAAGCTATTGCGAATAAGTTTGTAACTCCACAGAAGTTTGCACTCGATATCGAAAAGATTGTGGTAGATGAACAACTCAATTATATTGATGCGATCATACACTATTGCGAAATAAACAATATTGAGGTAGAATCAGTAACGAAACTTATATCAAAACCTTTGAAAGAAAGATTAAAGTGGGATGCAATTCGTCTTAACTTTATGAAAAAGACTTCGAGGGCAAAACTACCCTTATAATGAAAAAATCAGAGTTAATTCACTATAGATTACAAGCAATCATTCGTGAACATAATATGCCAGATTTACAATATCTTGGTGTAAGACCTGATAGTATTGGTATCAATCAACATTGGTACATGATAGGTAATAATGAGGTTCCTTGTGACTCAATTACAGAATTAGATAGTGAAGATGTTGAAGAGGAAAGTGACACCGTTTGAAACTTATCAAACATATCTTTCTATGAAAAGTCATTTTACCAATGGTAAGTATGACTTCTTTAAATATGGTGGCAAATCCCGTGCCACAGTAACTGCTTTCAATCGAAGAAAAGACAAATACTGGTTTGAGAAAACTTCCCGTAAGTATTCTGATGGTCAGATTGTAGATTTTCTTCTTGCCAACTTTGTAACATCAACAAACCCAGAAAACTTATGGATTGGAGAAATTATAAATTCTGGAGAAAGAAATTACTCAGAGTGGATGAGAACACAACAGAGTTTAACTTACTTGTTCAGAGAACAATCAGAGAGATTGCTATCCGAGAACGACTTAAACGAAGTGTTCAACTGCTCCAAGGGACACCCAAAAATACTCAAGAAACACTTGGGTGGAGAACTAAACTTAGAAATCTTGGTAATCTACGAAAAGATCTTTTCTTTCGTAAAAAACCTTGACAAACAACTTGACGACCCAGTGTGGGAATCCGTAAAGATGAAGATTAATAAGTATAGTCCTTTCATAAATATTAATGTGTTTCAATATAAAAAATTATTAAAGGAGATTATTCGTAATGGCTCTTGACAATGCAACAGTGCTTGAAAATCTTAAATCTCAACTCAAAGAAGTATCGGGTCAATTAAACAATTTAAATGAAACCCGTGTTAAACTTCTAGGAGCAATTGATGTCCTCGAACAAATCGAGGAAAGTAAAGTTGAACCAGTACAACCCGAAGTTGTGGAGACAAAGAAAAAATGAGATTTTTTGAATCGGAAATAGTCCGTGAAGAATTATCTGAAATTAATAGATTACAAACTAGCATCTATGGAAAGATGTTTGGTTTTGGTTTTCTAAGTCCTACTGATCAAATGGAACATGTAGAAAAATTAGAATCTCTTTTAGAGAAACAAAAATGTATGTGGACTCGGTTATCTTTATCAGATGACCCAGAAGCAAAAGATATGAAAAATCAATTGCGTAAGTCCCTAGAAGGTATGGGTTTCCCAGAAGGAACTGATATGCCATCTATTTTTAATGCAATGGATGAAACCATTGGCAAACTCAAGAAGAGTGTTGACTAATTAATCTTTCTTTGTTATAATAAAAACAATCCCCCAATCAAATTATCCGAGGTAATCTTATGTCTTTTAAAGACTTAAAAAAACAATCTAAGCTTGGCTCTTTGACTGCAAAGTTAGTTAAAGAAGTTGAGAAAATGAATAATAACGGTGCGTCTGGTGACGAACGCACATGGAAGTTAGATGTAGATAAAAGTGGCAATGGATACGCTGTTATCCGTTTCCTACCTGCACCCGAAAATGAGGATCTACCCTTTGTAAAACTATACTCCCATGCCTTTCAAGGTCCTGGTGGTTGGTATATTGAAAACTCTCTGACATCACTTGGTCAGAAAGATCCTGTCTCTGAGTACAACACTCAACTCTGGAACAACGGAACCGATGCAGGAAAAGAAACAGCACGAAAACAAAAACGTAAACTTACTTATATGAGTAACATTTACGTTGTGAAAGATCCAACGAATCCTGAGAACGAAGGTAAGGTATTCTTATTCAAATATGGTAAAAAAATATTTGATAAACTTACTGCTGCAATGCAACCTGAGTTTGAAGATGAGGAAGCAATTGATCCGTTTGATTTCTGGCAAGGTGCAAACTTCAAGTTAAAGGCAAAAAACGTAGCAGGATACAGAAACTATGATAGTTCTGAGTTTGCTGCTGTAACTCCATTACTTGATGATGACGATGCACTTGAAGGTCTATGGAAGAAACAATACTCTCTCGCAGAGATTGTAGCTGCCGATCAGTTCAAGTCATATGAAGATCTTAAGAAGAGATTAGAATATGTTCTTGGAAGTAAGAGACCTGCTCAAGACCCAGATGTCTATGAGGAAGATAATGATCGTGGTTCTGCAGAAGAGTTAGTAACTGCTGCTGTATCCGCACCTCCAACTACTTCAACAGTAGATAAAGACGAGGATGATGCATTATCGTACTTTGCGAAACTCGCAGAAGAATAATTCTACAGGAGGTCAAACGACCTCCTTTTTTATGGCAATGTTATATTAGTATTTTCTGTTTGTGCTGTTCTCTCATCTATGTACTCAGATGACTCAGCATAAGTCATAATTTCTCTTATATCAGTTAAAAATTGTTGAACGTATTCCTCTCTCAAAATAAAAATATTTCTTTTTTCATCATTTAAACGAGTTTCATATTCATAATTACTGATTCCAACAACAGGATTTAAATTTGCAGAAGGATTACTGGGATTTGGTATTGTAAAATTACTATCTACAACTTTTCCTTTTGGTAAAATTAATTTACCATCAGCATTTTTTACTTCTTTTGTTTCAAAGAATCTGACTGAATTTAATGATTCACCATATTTTTGTTCTGCATAATTATATAAATCATAGTTACTTAACGGCCATTCATTACGAACATTTAAAATACCTGCCACTGTTAAGACTATCCAATCAAATTCTGGATTACCATACAATTCTTCTGCGATAGTATCAGGTCTTGCACCCTCATCTATTTCATACTTTTCAAATACAGTAAAATTATTCTGTAAATCATCTCTTAATTTCACTCTACGAAAAACATTTTTAACCTCTATAAAATCGAGAGATGACATCTTTTCAGAAAGAAAAGAAGGGTATCTTAAATTTGGTAGTTCTCTGAAATATCCCATTAGTAACCTACTGCTTTATTGCCTGGTTTTTCATCATAATCAATATCGTAAATTGGTTGTAACTCTTTGAATGATAAATCCATCTGCATTGATACAGGTGTTCCATCTTCATAAGTTGAATATACACCATCAGCTGTGTATGTTGTTTGCATATCAGTTAAGAAACATTGTTTAAATTTATGTAAGAAAGGATGATCTTTATTTCCGCTACGATATCTTAATTTAAATATGTTTGGTGTTCTAAGGAAGAACTGACTACCATTTGCTACACCTCCTTGTGCTTGTGGAGCCATGTTTCTCTTAAATGCTCTTATAATTAATTTAACTTGTTCTGCTTCTCTCTTATTGCGAGGAGTTAATTTGAATGAGAAACGGAAGTTTCTAATTGTGACATCACTGAATAGAAGTTCCATATTTGGGTTTAATATCTCACCATTACCTCTTGCTAATAGTTGATTTGGAGTTACGTTTGCACCAAAGATATTAACTGCTTCTGCTGCTAATTTTTTTGTAAGAAGATCCGCAGCATTTGTTAATGCTGATTGATTATTCTGACCAAATCCACTCCTTAAGGCTTTTTGGAATTCTTCTGTTTGACCTGTTAGATCAAATGTTTCATTATTTGCTATTTGTTGACCTGCTGTGGCCATGGCACCTCCAACTGCTTCAACACCAGCAGCTGCAAGACCATTTAATTTTGAATCCCCATATACAACGTTGTTACTATCTTGTAATTGTGCTGGTATTGGAAGTAGTATTGTACCTGCATTAATTAATGGTTTACGAGATAATCTAGTGCTATTTGTTCTTCCAGCACGATTTGTGACAATATTACCAGTGACATAACGATCATTACCACCTGCACGATTTACATAAGAACTACCGATTGCTTCATATCTTTCAATATCTATTTGTAAATAATCAGCATGTTCTGTGAGTAATTCAGCTGGATATCTTAATACACCACCTTGTTTTTTTCTACCATATTTTGCGAGTCTCTTTCTTTGTATATCTTTTAGATTAGTGCTAAATTTAGCACCTGTTCTTGCTTCTGTGGTTGAATCATCAAATTGAGGAAATCCATCTACTTTTTCCCCACCTAAAAATTGATCAACTTGATTTTGATTTTCTAAAACTGGGACGTTATACTCTTTTATTTGATCGGTTAACCAATTCTTATTTTCATTAGCATTATCTTGATTTTTGATACTATTTACACCATCATTAAAGGAAGTTTCAGGTTTTATAGTCAAACTATTGTAATCAACCTTTATACCACCAGACACTCCCTCAGCTTTTCCCCAAACACCTCCAAAGTAGACGTATGTTTGACCGTCTGGTGCAACAGTAACTGATCCTGGTAATGGTTCTGACATATATCTTTTTAGTTATTTATACGAAATTTTGCAAATGGTATTGTATTTAGGTCTTGTAACTCCTCATTTGTGACTTGATAGAGTTGACTTGCCACTTCTTGGAAGGTATATGAACGAGATTGACCCCAATGAAAGTTGATTCCTTTAAATCCCCATTCAAATACATTGGTCACAGCAACCAAAGGATTTTGATCATATCTAATGTTAGGTGTTGATGGTTGATATGCAAATACATATATCTTACCAACTTCTGGAATTGATTCCGCACTATCTCCGAGTGCTTCCATAATATCAACCAACAATTCATCGGCACTTTCACTACCAATCAGATTATCTACTAGTGATGCAATACGACTCATTTGATTCCTAGTTCTATTTCAGTCATCACTTTAAATTCCCATAAACGATCTTCACAATACTCTGTTGCTGCTCTCCACTTTGCTTGATTCTTAGCGTATTCATATACTTCTCTTAAATAACTTTTTGTCTGTCTCTTCGGTTTTTTTGGTTTTGTTGTCTGTTTGAGTGGTTTAACTTCAATTAAGTATCTTTTTATCTTACCTGTATTCTCTTGAACCTTGATATAGAAGTCTGGGAAGTATCTATGAACCTTATTATCGACAGGAGAACGATATGGTAATGCGATTTCTTCACTTCCCCACTCAAGTATCCTCTCATTTCGATCACAATAAACCATGAATTTTCTCTCCCAAAGAGACCTATAAATGATGTTTGTAGGATCACCTTTATATTTTTTAGGGTATGAAGGATAATATTTTCCTTTATATGACATAAATAGAAATAACAATCATACTTATTTAGAGTGGCAGAGACACTAATAAAACCATTTAATATGGCAATTGCCAATCGTCTGATGGGACCTTTGGCACAAACAAATCATTTTTTGGTCACACTATCATCATTGACACCAGAGGTTGAGACATATATTCAACAATATAGTGATGCGTCTGATTTTAGAAGATTTCTTGCTGAGAGAGGTGGGATATTGTGTAGTGATGCATCATTACCTACAACTACGTATGCAACAGCAGAAGTAAAAGATAATTTCATGGGTATACCTCAACAATATGCACATACGAGAATCTATACAGATATTGATTTTACTTTCTACGTTGATGAAAAATATACACTATTAAAGATATTTGAAGGTTGGATGGAGTATATTTCAAGTGGTTCTAATCGTTTAATGGAGCAACAAACAAAATCATATTATCGTAGGATGAGATATCCTGATTCTTATAAATGTAATACCCTATACATTAATAAATTTGAGAAGAACTTTAAGAGAACCCTAAGATACCAGTTCATTAATGCTTTTCCGAAAAGTATGTCATCAGTTCCAGTAAGTTACGGACCTGCTGATATATTAAAAGTCACTGTATCTTTCAATTATGACCGCTATATAGTAAGAGGTTAAATACCCATATAAATAATTTTAATGAATTGAAACATTATGCCATTACCTAAGATTAATACTCCGACGTATGAATTGACCTTACCATCGAACGGAAAGAAAATAAAGTACAGACCATTTTTAGTGCGTGAGGAAAAAATTCTCATCATGGCACTTGAAACTGAGGATCAGAAACAGATTACTACAGCAATCATCCAAATATTGACTGCATGTATTATGACAAGAAGTGTCAAACTAAATGAACTTGCAACTTTTGATATTGAATATCTATTTTTAAATGTTAGATCAAAATCTGTTGGTGAGACAATTTCTTTAAATTTAATTTGTCCTGATGATGAAAAAACGAGTGTTGAGGTTTCAATAGATCTTGATTCAATAAAGGTTAAAAAAGATAGTTCTCATACAAATATTGTTAAACTTGATGACAATCTATCACTGAAACTAAAATATCCATCTATGAAGCAATTTATAGAAAGTAATTTTGAAGCAGGTGTTGAAACTGTCAGTAATACAATGGATGTGGTTATATCATCTATTGATATGATTTACAATGAAGAGGAGAGTTGGAATGCGTCTGAGTCAACGAAAAAAGAACTTGGAGATTTTATTGATCAATTAAATACTAAACAATTCAAATTAATTGAAAATTTCTTTGATACCATGCCTAAGTTATCACATAAGGTAAAAGTAAAAAATCCTAAAACAGACGTAGAATCAACTGTATTATTGGAGGGACTGGCAGCTTTTTTCAACTAGGTATGGCTCATACGAATCTTGAGTCATACTATAAGACAAATTTTGCCTTGATTCAGCACCATAAATACTCATTAACTGAGATTGAAAATATGATCCCTTGGGAAAGAGAGATCTATATATCATTGTTACAGCAACATATTGAAGAGGAAAACTTAAAAGCACAACAACGTGAACTTGATACAGTAAACACACCAAAGATAAATAAGAACACTTTTAAGATTGGAGCAGGTGGTCTTGAAGGAAGAGTCGCCAATAATGAAAAAAAGATTACTACATTAAAAAATATATTTAAAGCACAAAGAGTAGAGATTGGAGAGAAGATAACTCCAAAGGTCAACGTATTAGAAGAGTCATTAATCAATACAAATTTAATATTAGCAGATGTTGCTAGACAATTAGAAAAAGATTTTAGTAATAGATTAAAAACTGAAAAACTTTTACTCTCAAAAGAAAGACAAGATAAATTAGATCGAAAACGTGAAGATAAAGAGGGGAGAATAGAAACTAAAAAGATAGGTAAGATAGCAACTTCGATAGGTAGCACGATAGTCAAACCATTTCAAAGTATATTTGATAAGTTACTACAATTTGGAAAGTTATTCTTAGCAGGTGTTGGTGTTAATGCAGCATTGACATGGTTATCTGATCCTAAGAATATGGAAAGATTTAAAGGTATTCTTAAAGCCATACAAGAAAAACCCCTTATTGCATTAGGAGCTCTGGGTGGAACATTATTCATCATCAACAAAGCTATTTCTGGAACGTTTCGAGCATTAAAGAACTTTTTAGGAACAATGTTTAATTTTATAAAAAATCCTAAAAAATTCCTAAAAAACATTGTTCCTAACTTATTGAAAGCTGGGAAGAAAATGGTAAATAAGACTCCAACAAAATTTTTATTAGGTAAAGTTGGTACAAAAATTGCTAAAAAAACTGGTTTAAAAGCATTTGGTGCAATACCAGTGCTTGGTGATATAGTTGATATTGGTGTAGCAATTTATAGATTTAGTCAGGGAGATATAGCAGGTGGTTTCTTATCATTAGGTAGTGCCATTCCATTTGTTGGTTGGGGTTTTGCAGCACTTGATATTGCAAGAGAATTCAATGCACCATTCTTGAAAGGCTCAATATTACAGAAGAAGAGATTTGATGAACAAAAGAAAAAAGAAAATAAAAGAGGTAGTGCTTTCGATAGTAGGGCAGGATTCACAGGAACCTCTGTATCACCAGGTAAAGAGTATAGGGTAAATGATGGTGGTGAATTGGAATATTTCCAACCTCTTGTACCTGGCAATATATTTTCATCCACACAAGTAGAAAGAAAGTTAAGAACTAACAGTGGTGCATCAAATATAACATTCATGGAATTACCAATGCTCGATCAGAGAACTAAGAAGCAGATAAAACAAGTAGAACCAGGTGGTGATTCAACAGCTGCTGATGTTACTTCTTATTCATCAACTGATAATAATCAGTATCTTGCTGAATTTAGTATACTTGCAGAGTTAGGTGAGAAAGTATAATGGCAGTTGAAGATAGGGCAAAAGAATTAAATTCTCTTGCAGAAAAAATAAGAGGATCATTCACTAGATTTAATTCACAATTAAAATCTATATCTGATAAAAGAAAAAGAATGTCTAGAAACGTAGCAGAGAGAAAAAAAAGAAGATCAAAATTAAAAGCTACTACTTCAAGTTTTGGTAAATCAATAGGCAATATAACTTCTAATGTGTTAAAAACACCTGGTGATATTTTTGGTAAGGTATTATCTTTTGCATCTTTATTTTTACTTGGTGCGTTAGTAAATATGATACCTCAAAGGCAACAGCAAATAGATAAAGATTTAGAAAATACAAAACAAAAATCTACAAAAATTGGCAATTTCTTTACAGGCATGGTTGATGCAGTAAAAGGTTTTTTTGGTAGTTTTGATAAAACAAAGGCAACTGCTGACAAGACAATAACAGGTGTAAAAGATTCAACTGAGGAAGCAAACAGAGAATTTGCTGATTTAGAAAAAAGTTTTAAAAATTTTGATAATTCTGATAATATAACTCCGAGTGGTGGACCAGAAGAAGAAATAAAAGACGATGATAATACTGATGATGTAGATAGCAAATTTAAAAAACCAAATAAAACAGGATTTGGTGGTTTAAAAAGAGATAATAAAATAAAAAAGAATTATGAAAAAGTATCATCAGAATTTATTGATACTGAGTCAGCCTTGATAAGAGACAAAGATCTTGTGAAAGGTGCAACAGTAGGAGAGGTCATACCATTTAACAAGAAAATGATAATAAATAAGATTGAAGAAACTTTAGGTCGTGGTGAATTACAGTTCGGAACTGGTGTTCAAGATGGAAAAGATGTTGTCATCATAAGTCAAAAAGTTCTTGTAGATTAGTATGTCATTCGCAGGTCCATCAAATTATAAAACTCTTCGCATTGATAAGTCTAATGTGACAGAGGGTACTTCCGCTCAGACTATTGAGGCAGTAGATAGAGATTCATATAATGTAAAAACTGCACAACTTGAAGGAAAAACAATAAGATTTGATTATTTTGAAAGTATCTATTCTCCAATGATTACTGCAAGCACCACCATAGTTGATACTGGTGATTCTGCAACAGATGATAGAGATAATTTAGCCACTATTAGAGATGGTTTCCCGATAGTCGGTGATGGTACAGAATTTATTACTTTTGAAATTTTGAATGGAAGTGGAACATTAAAAACAAAACAACCAATGGCAATTACTGGTGCTCCAATAACTTTAGATCAAAGTCAAAGACAAGTTCTTACATTGCCATTAGTATCTAAACATTCAATCGACACTGCAAGTAAACCAAGATTAGGTTCTTATGGAGTTGGAACCATAGATGAAGCAGTTAAAAAGATATTAAAAGAAAATAATTTACCTTTTCTTGAAAAAAATATAGAAAAATCTAGCACATTAGATAAAGTAGATGGTAAAAATGAAACTCCTATTGATTTAATATTTCACTTATCAAAGAAAACAAAACCAGTCACAGGTGCACCTGGTTTTTTCTTTTACGAAACTCAAGAGGGATTTAATTTTAGATCAATCGAGGGTTTGATTGAACAGGGCATGGAAGATTATAAAAATAATAGAACTGATCGCACATACACTTATTCTAATAATCAAAGACAAGATCCAACTGCGGAAGATAATTATAAGTTGGTAAAGATGCCAGTTATCAAAAGAGATCAAAATCTTATCACTGCTCTTAAAACTGGTGTTTATAATGTTCGCATACAGACCAAAAACCTATTAACAGGTTTATTTACAGATAATATAGTGAATCTTCTTGATAAAAATTCAACATATCTTGGTAATAAACCATCCATAAAACCAAATCAGAATAAAACAACTGCTGCTAATTATTCTAGAACTTATAGTTATGTTTTGACACCAGGCAGTCTTGATGAAGGAGTAGGTACGAAGGTTACAAACAATCCAGCTGAGTATGAACCACAAGCAAACATGAGATATGCAATGTTACATTCACAAATAGTTGATATTCAAATTCCATGCAATGTTAGACTCATGGCTGGTAATGTGATCAAACTTTTGATTGAAAATGTTACGAGTGGGAATAAAACAAATCAAGTGGATAATCCAAATCGTAGTGGTTTTTATCTAATTCTACATCTTAGACATCATTTTGATCCCAAGCATTCTTACACATCATTAACACTTGCCCGTGATACTTACGGATTATATACTAGTAACAAATGAGTTCACCAAAAGATACACCGTTTACTAAAACGAATAGTAAATCAATATATGGAAAAACCCCACTTGAATCTTGGGTTGGTACTGTTGTATCTTTTGGTTCACAGAAAGATCAGGTAGAAGGTGGTTGGGGTTGGAGATATAAAGTTAGAATCATGGGTGATAATACAAACACTGATCAAATTAGTGATGAACAACTTGATTATGCATATGTTTTACTTCCTACCACTGCTGGTTCTGGTGGTGCGTTTAAAATGAGATCAGTCAGAATCAGTCAGGGTGATTTTGTTTATGGTGTTCGTGGTGGTGGTGCAGGTGCACCAACTATGATATTGGGTGTATTCCCAAGAACAGCAAGTCAAGGTTCTGGTGATGGTAATTTTAAAAATCTTTCTGGGTTTGGAAATACTTTAAACAAAACTAAAACATTAAGTGGTGAGTTTAATGAGCAAAAAGGACCTAATACGCCAGGTGTTACTGCCTTAGATCCAAAAACACAAAACCTATCAAACAGACCTGATCCATCAAGTAATTTAGAATCAGTTGGATATGATCCTAAAGATGATAAGGTCATTGATAATATGGAAACTACATTAACACCTCCAGTCACTTCCCCGTCAAAAGAGTGGAAAGAAGGAGATCCAATCACAAAAGGACAAGTTAAAACAATATTGAATGGTAAAACAAACCCACCTTCTCCTGATTACAATTACACTGACACTTTAATAGTCGCTGCGATTGGCCAAGCAAGAACACAAAATCTTTTCTCTGCATCTCTTACAGATACAGCTACTCAAAAAATTGCAGCAGGTGGTGATGGTGCTGCTATAATTGCGATATTGTTTCCACCAGAACTTCCAGTCAATCCATCATAAATAATACAGTTATTATATCATATGACAGCAGTAACCCTAGCAAATTCACTTAAATGTACCTCAACAGATGTAACTGGTGATGTAACTAATTCATTGAATAAGTTTCTGAACAACGTTTCTGAGGGACTTGGTGGCGCTTTTGACTTTGTTGATGGATTAGAAGAAACTGTATCTGATATTGCTGATAGTATGGAGGGACTTACCACAGCTATGAGTGACTTTTTAGAAGAAAGTGTGGTTGGTTTTGTTCAAGAGGGAATGCAGGCTGCGAAGAACTTTCTTCTAAGTAAGTTTACTTTTAATCCTTTTGCTGGTTTAGCACAAAACAGTGCTTTTGAAAATGCAATGATGAGACCTCTCAACGGACTCTTTAAAACTTTTGGTTGCCTTGGCTCTACAATCAAGAAGGCAATGAAAAATACTATAAGAAATATGTTGGGTAATATGATCAAAGGTGGATTTACAAATCCAATTGAGTGTGCTGTTCAGGATTTTGTCGGTGGTCTCATGGGCAAAATTACAAACATGGTGAGTGGAATTGTTGAACCATTGATGGCTCCGATTAATGCTATGTTAAGTATAGTTGGAAAAGGATTTGGAGCAGTCAAGGGTTTTCTTCTCGGTGGTCTGAATATTCTTGGTAAAATTCAAGGATTGATTAACTGTGCTGATGATGCGAGTAGTGGAGAGTGTCATGTTGTTGAAACATATGATTTATTCACAGGACCAGCAAGTAAAAAAGGTGATGCAGAAAAACAAAACTTTATATCAAAAGGACTTAATAAGTTCACAGAAAAAATAGAAAAAACAGGTGATAATCTTGATGGATTAACAGGAGACATTGGAAACTGGGGTATATTTGGTGGTAAAAGAGAAACTACAAGAGAAGATAGATTAAAAGAAATTGATAAAGAATTTATAGAAGAACGTGGTGATTATCCTAGCATTGCTGATGTAGATGTTGAATTAAGGAAAACAAAAGCTGAAACTGATAGAATAGCAGAAGAGTTAATACAAAATAATGCTAATCTTAAAAGAATAAATGCATCTGGTAATACAAGTTTTGCTGCTTCTAGACCATATATAGTGAAAAGAGAGACATTAACAGAGGAACTTAATGTAGAATCTAATAAATTAAAAAAATTAGAAGAAATTCTTGTTAAATTAAGAGAATTACAAAGACAGAGAGCAGAAGTATTTAAAATGGAAGCAGGTGCAATTATAAAAGAGGATCTTGGTGGAACTGCAGCTATAAGAGGTGATATAGATCGTGAAGAGGCAGATTGTAATTCAGGTAATGTGTTTAAATGTGGTATACCAAAGGTAAGTATCTTCGGTGGAAATGGAGAAGGTGCTGTCGGTGATGTCATTTTAGGTAACTTTATTGAAGAATTAGACAAGACTATATCAAAGACGGAGTATAAAAAGGTTGTAGGCACTAAAACATACGCAAGAATAGGAGATTATTTCATAACAAAGAGTGGTGGACAAGGAAACAGAATGAACACTTATTATCATGTATTGTTAGAGAATGGAAATTATCCACGAAAAGGTAAAAATTATAGACCCGAAGCAGGAGCCAGAAAATTTACAAAAGAGGAAATTGTTGCAACAGCTGCTCTTATTAAATCTGGAAAGTATGATCCTGCATCAAGAGTAGATCAAGTAGATTATGTCAAAACACAGGTTGGTGGAAGTATAATTGAGGATATTAAACAAACTGGTGGTATTATTGGTGTAGATATTAAATATCCTGGTGAGGGATATACACAAGAACCTATTGTACGTTTTGAGGATAATTGTAAACAGGGATATGGTGCTTATGGTCGTGCTGTAATAGATAAAGATCCAAATTCACCAACTTATGGTCAATTAACTAAAATTTTAATTATATCAGAGGGTGAAAATTATCCAGTAGAAGCACCAGAAGATGTGTTTGTTGATGAAGTTGTTGTTGAAGATGGTGGTTCTGGTTATACAATGGATGATACGATAGAAGATTTTGAAATTTGTGGACTTGATGAGAATGGTACAATTACAAAAGTGTGCACAAATGATAAAGCATATCAAACTTTACCACCTGCAATTGTTCAGAGTCCAACGGGTAGTGGTGCGATATTGACCCCTGTTATGACACGTAAACCTAGACAAATGAGTGTTGTAACTGTAATTGATTGTATTACTCCACGAGGAAATATCGTAGGATATGTAAATGGAAAAGAATATAATGGTCCTTTCCATGTTCATCCAGATACAGGTCAGAAGATGGTTGGTTTAGCACACACTACGAGAGCTCATGCTACAATATATAATACTCCACAAGAAAGTTTGAGATCAGGTGGTACACCTTCATCTAACGTGGGATCAACACAAATTAGAACTAGAACTATAAGAGAATTAATAACCGAGAGTGAAACATCACAAACTCCTACTGAAACTTACACTGATCCAGTAGATGAAGCAGGTGATACAACACCACCACCAAGTGCTCCAAGTTCACCACCACCAAGTACACCACCAAGTAGTGGTGGCGGTGGATATGGAGGAGGATATTAATGTCAAATGAAGCCAGAGTTTTAGACTCCTTTGGTCCTAATCTTGTTATAGAAACTAATGGTCCTGTTGGTGTGGGTGGTGGATTTGCCTATCAACTTTACTCTATAACCAAGAAAGGTTCTACATGGCAACAAGCATTGCATGAGAGTGGATTAGCAACTATGGGGTCGAGTAATGGACTCGAAATTCAAACAGGTAAGAAAAACAAAAAGGGTGATGTGAGTTTTCTCGCCATGGCACATCATGGTGATGTTTGTCTAAATTCTAATTCAGGGTGGGTAAGAATTAAAGGTAAAAACATAGTTTTAGATGCAACAAATGAATTAATATTACAGGGCAAACATATCATACTTGGCAATGCAAATAAAACAACAGCAGACACACAAATTATCGCAAGAAAAATTGAAATCAATGGATCAAAAGAAGTAAAAATTACAGGTGCAACGAAGATAACAAAAGAGAGTGGTAATATTTTCTTAAAAGCATCGCATCATAAAGTAATGAATGGTTTAGCTAAGGCTGCATTCATTCCTGGCCAATATAAGGTAGGTTTCGGACTACGTAATCTTACTTTGGGAGATTTCTAATGTCACAATACCCAAATTCACCTGATCTCGGCAATCAATCTCAATCTGGTGATTCAGTTTTTGAGAATGTTTGGGTTTTTGGAAAACTTAATTATCCTTTTGAGCAAGATGATTTAAAGATAAGATCAATCGATGTAAGTGAACCTTCATTTTTTAAAAAAAGTGTAACTCTTTCGGGAGATTTAAATCTTACAGGAAATGCAGCGATTGTTGGAGATGTTAGTCTTGATGAATTAGACGCACGTAATGCAAACTTTACAGGTATTGTTACTACTAGTGGAGATTTATATGTATCTGGTAGATTTAGAGATGTAAATTCAGCCACTGGTTCAGCAGGTCAAATACTTTCTTCTACTGGTAACGGTGTTGATTGGATTGATGCAAATACAACAAGTGTTAATAATTCAATTAATGTGGGTGTTAATGT